CTTCTCTTAACTTATCTGAAAAATTTGTAAATAAAGTCTTGTTAGTTTTACTTAATAGTATGGTCCAATAGCAGGCCAGGTCAGTCATCAGAAGTTTCGTCTGTATCTTCTATAACTGGATTTGAAATTAACTTTTCTATAAAACTTCTTTTATCACGGCGTAATTTCACTCCGTCTTTTGTTTTTACTAGGTGTTCTCCTACTTTTAATGGTGTACCGACAGGGGGGGGTTCGACATATATATCTTTTGATCCAATCTCGTCAGCTGATCTTTCAACGCGAGCTGGTGTCAATGGACCATATCGCACCCGTGGAATAGCCATTCTATAACCTAACATAAAGTCGTCTCCGGCCGCTGCGCAAAATATCAATTTCTTAGCAGCGTTACCTACAGATGCACCAACATAAACAGTTGGAACCATCTGTTGACCTAAATCGCTAGGAAATCCGCTAACTGTCAAATGACAAGGTTGAACATGATAATAAGGAACCGTTACATCACATGGGTACACGTAATTATCGGCAAAGTGGGCATAACCCATAATGCTGTTTACTAAACCTAGTGCATTGGCTCCTGTACCATTTAATATGTCCACGTTACTTACTTCATACATACCGACATTAGTATAATCCATTTTCATACAGGCCCCAATTTGAACACGATCATTAGTTATAACATGAAACCGAAAACTACCTCTGGCAAAACGAAAAATTGGCATCAATGTATGCAAAGGCGCATACCAAAACGCATTATCATAAGATCTCGTAGTCTGTAGACCATAAGGTGTATAGCTGCGACCAAATATCGCATCGCTAGTAGATGTAGTGGAATAATCTATAGGAGTCAACATATTGATCAGCTGCTTCACAGAAGTAAATGTGTTTGTTATGGCGTCACCACTTTTCCGAACCCGAGCATCTATATCACCCATCAGAATACCAGCTTGTTCGCGTAAACATATAGAAGAGCTCGCGGGTAACTGACACGCTGTAACTTCCTCTCCTTGAGCTAAAGGATGTGCAAAGTCAGGTGCCCAAGGTGCCTGTTCAGTAGTTTGTCTACCAAAACAGCTAAATTGAAAATCATCATCAGCTGAGGCAAACACCTGTATGTAAATTGGAACAGGAACACCGTTCGCAGTCGCTGCAGTTAGAGAATTCATAACCTGTATACCAATCAAACCACCTGAGCTATTACTATGACCAGTGTTACTAAATCGCCAATGAGTTGTTGACTCATAAGGGACCCTAACAGTTATATCAGTACTCTTAGAAATATCCCACACTACATTTCTAAGATACGCACCAGATCGAACTCCAGACAGATTTTGTGTAGGACCAGATGGTAAGTTGGACATTCCTGAAGGAACATAGAATATACGTAAACGCGCTGAATGAAATTGTGAACATATCGCTGAAAAATGAAACTTCCAACCTCCTCGCCACATATTGAAATATTTAGCCAAATAACCCACTGGCAAATAATAACGAGCACCCTCAGGTTCTGTAAAGTCTTCACCTTTATAATACATATAATCGGGGTTCAAATCTGTAGAAAAAATTCTAACTCCCACAGCATCATCTGATGTCAATTTCACAGTTCGTAATAGCGCTGGAGAAGATATAATCTCACTTATGTTCATATCATCATCGCTCAAACTATTGACCATTTCCTTTGAACAAGCTAATTGACCTTGCATATCAGGTCCCAACTTCACAGAATTAGGTATATCATTCATCTTATTCAACAATGGTTGACGGATCTGCATACTATTAGTTGTGCTCAGATTAACAGGTGTAGAAAATCCAGCTCGATATGCTAAAGTTGATAAATCTTGCGTTATTCGTGATACACCATCTAATGCTCCTGAAATAACCTTAGTATTAATAGGACCTTGAGGGTTATTCACCACTATGCCTTGTTTACTCAATGTCACTTCTTCACCTTGCGCTGCTAATGTATGAATATTACCCGCAAGACGCGGTGCACTCATGTTGGCCATTATAGTTACTTCAACAGGACCTGATTCACCAGTTCCAGCTGCAACCGTCTGTAAAGGAGCCATCACGTAACATTTAATAGAAAACATTCTTCTGTTATGGGCATTACTACTATTAAGCTGCATTTGAGACATAAAATGTCTATATGGTACATTAAATTTAATATTTTGTCCGGTACCAGCTGTTATTTGGTACCAAAATGGCCATGTTGTTGCATTATATGCTTTGTCATAAACATCAGGCAATGTGTTAGGACCATCTGAATAAAATGGTATAACACAAAACAACAAACGACCATAATGGAAACGTGACGCATTAAGCATAATCTCAAATTCAAAATCCGGTCGGAAATACATAACCATTGCCAATTTATCGATAACTCCTGGTAAAGAGACAAAATCGCGAGGAAAGTGCCAAGTACCCATTTCCTTATACAAAACATCTGTTGTCTTCCATATTATCTGGTCCACTATACACGGGCGTTGAAAATACATATTCATGTCCGTTCGTAAGTTGCTATTATCTGGATAGGGCGTTGATCCCCCTTTCACACCAGGTTGATGAGGAGTGTTACTATTTACGACTAACGTAGTATGTTCCTTAACTAAATGGTCAACAGACTCATCACTTGGTAGTTCTTTACCAACATATATATGGTCTGTTTGTTTTGTAACTTTCATAACCTGTCCTTCTTCACCTTGAGCTTGTACGTCTTCTTGTCCAAAGAATTTTGTGCAATCGTTATACATAGCTATTACAGCTTGAACTTTAAAATACAATTGTGATGCTGTCCATCTAACTCTTGGTACTCTCAAACTACGATTAATAGCTCTTTCAAAATTTTTAAAGCAAGGCTCTAATTGTTTCAAATAATCAAGCATAACTAAATATAACTCAAAATCTTTCTCTTCTTCCAAATTTTCATCTTCACCTTGTGCTTTTGGTTTCCTAATTATTTGTGCCTTAGGAGGGGCATTTTTTCCTTCATAAGTTTGTGCGTTTGCAGCTTGAATTAAAACGGAAGAGTGTAAGCTACCAATATCCTCCGAGTTTGACAGTTGTACGTCACTAACGGCACTCTCATATAGCACTACACTTGCAACGTCACTTGCGCGTGCACGATCTATAATCAATTGTGCGGGTTTGTATAGTTCGCCCCATTTTATGTACTCACAATAATCAAAATGAAATAATTGAGTACAATCAATCATAATTCCTTGGCGTTTAATCAAAAAACAATATTCAACAAAAGAATTTCGCAGAGAATTGTACTCAGCTCGTCCATAATTAGACAATTCCAATAGGGCACTGTTAAATCTGTTCATTTGATCTACCATATTTTCTGGGTTAGATTCACTCCATCTAGGGATCTCATAAATAACTTGATGGTCTAGTTGAGGTAAGTACCGAACTCCATCATACACAAAAGCTCTTTTAAGAAATGTAACTTCTGCAATAGAGTACCATGTATCAATAACAGCCCCCTTTGAAGCTGAAGTATACTCTATACCCATTAATGCTAATGTTGCTTGATGAGCTCTACAGGTAACTTTAGGTGCTAGAACTGGGTTAACCGCTATCAAGTCATCGTCTCCAAAGAACTTTGGCGCTATAGCAAGATGAAAAGTATGTAGGTGATATCCACAACGAATATAAGTCCATCTAATAGCAAACATACCGATTAAATTATTAAACCAAGTAGTGACAAACGTACCTGATTTATTACCTTGTAAAGCTTGATAAACCATATCTCTGACAATATGAAACGAATTCAAAAAAGTTGCCCATAGTGTTATACGTATTCTATCATGATATTCTTGCCAATCTTCACCAGTTTGATACCACCTATTGATAACATCAACGTTATGCATTGCCACTGGTTGGCTAGCACAAGCATCAAAATTACGACCATCACCATTCAAAAATTTATCACCAACAGTCAACATATGTTTAATCATAAGAGTCCATTCCTCGCTATTTGCGTTAATTCCAACTGCTCCTTCTCCATACAGATATGTCTCTTGACAGTGTGCTAAAAAAGCTCCAAAATACTTACGTAAGAGCAAATTAAAATCCAATGGTGATATTTGAAACAATCGCGTTTTCCCAGCTTCAATCTTATCTAAGGGACGAGTCTCATCCTTAAGAGTATCAATAAAATAAGTTGGTGGTATTATACCTTCACGCGCAAAATTTTCGCGCTCTTCCATAACACGCATTAAATACGGTCCTGCCTTATATTTCAAAGGGTTTTGCGATTCAATTTCAAAAAATGGATGCTTACCAGCTGTATTATCAATCATAACGTAAGGATATCCTGCGCTGGTCTTCATCTCAATAGGATTTAAAAGACCATAACCGTTTATTACTTCGTCAGGTGTTAAAATTTTTGGTTTATAAGTACTTCTCCAACTAGCTATAGTTTCAAACATATGTTCTTTTATTTGTTCTGTCACTAATTCATCAGGCATAGGACTAACAACTACCATTTTAGATAAAGCTACTTTCAACGGTGATACTTTAATTCCATCAGAATTAGTAAATGGGCGCAAATGTGCTATCCCAACAGTTGATTCACCATAATCTATACGCATTATATCATGTACAATACTTTTAGAAATTTTCGATCTTCTGGGCATCATTAAAACAGGTTGTTTATCAATTTTAAATTCTGGCACCACTAATCGTGGTAATTTACCCATCACACATAGACCCATTTCTTTAAGACCTAAGGTATCATCTGCTTCATCAAATTCCATCGCTGTAGGCTTAGTACAAAATCCGTCTGGATAAAAATGATCAAAAACTTCTTGAATATCTTCTTGAAAAATGAGAGAACCAATGCCAAAACCTTCAGCTACATGACCAGCAGTATGCATCGCAATTATTTTTCGACAATTCATAGATTGATCACAATTTAAAACCATAGTGCCACAATCCCCTGCAGTAGTACAACAATTATAATAGTACAATGCCATTGGGATTACCACCTCTCGTTTAGAAAATTTTCCTCCATACAAAGGATCATCTTTACTTTCATGTAAATAAGTAGTCGTCTTATATTCTCCATCTGTTACTCCCATAGTTGTTAAATCAAATGAATTAGCACGTTTACCGTAAATATATAATGTCGACAAAACAGGTCTGTCATTCGAACTTATAAAAAATTTTTTAATATGTTGTTTTTGTACCAAATTCTTTATTCTAAAGTAAACTAGATCTTCAGTATGATTATAGTTTAATCGGTGTTGTTCCATAGCATTCCAATCCACTTTGACTGAAAGAAATTCGGACCAATTTAGATGTAACTCAACTCGTAAGCCATAAGACTCCCAATATTGCTTCATTTCAAACCATCTAACCCAAAAGTGGTAAGGTGCCACAAATATATCTGAACCTAGACATAATCCTGATCCAAATCTTCTAAAATGTTTTTCTTCTTCACCTTCAAATACTCTTATGGTGAATTTAACCATTTGTTTATTTATAATGTTTTCAACTATATTATTCTGCACGTCATAACTCTGAGCTATAACACCGGCTTTCTTAGGAACTCTAAGAACTTGAGGTGTTGCTGTTTTATTTTTACCTTCATGCGTCTGAGCTTCTGATATATTAGGTTTATTTTTTGAACGAAATTTATATATTAAGTCCAATTCTTCTTGTGTTAAAACCGGCTGTTGGCGATCAATAGTATCCATCACTTCTTGTCCCTCCTTTAAATATATTACTTTTGGGCCAAAAAGAGCTAACATAGTTTTAAAAACTCTTGAATAGAATCTAAAAGACATTGTCATAGAAATAGCAAACGATAATAGTTGTATAACTGAAGATGCTAAATTTATCATAGATTCAGAATGATTGCATATAAATATTTTTGTCTTCTCCCATGTGGAATAAACCCAACTCTTAGCTCTTATACAAAAACGTTGCCACCAAGATATATCTTTATGTCTAAAGTAATCTTCACCAACTATTTCAACAAGCAACCGGACTCGTGCTACATCATCTCTTCTACCAGTACAATCATCACGAGGATTGCGATTAATCCCCAACCAATTCATATCATATTGAAAAGCTCCGTCATGAAACCGAGCTGTCATACGATTATATACTTCATCGGCATGAATAAGATCAGGCATTGATTCAGATATTTCTCTGATTGCATCTTGCAAAATGGCTTCAACATATTCCGTATTGTTAGCTAAACGAGCATCATAAAATACGGGCTCTACTTGATTATCTAACCCATCATCATCTCCAGCTTGCGCCCATGTTTTTGCAAAATGGTCATACAATTTATCTTTAAAAACTGATTGTGAATCCATGTATTTTTTTGCTTCATCACAGACATATTTAATTCCTGCAGAATATTGCGTTGAGTGGATAATATTACCACTATTGGGGTCAGTGAACTCCATAATATACATATCATCAGGGAATAATAACAATTTCTCATATTCCTGTTGCGTATGATCGACACATAAGTCATAGCCAACACAATTCTGTGGGGCAGCTACCATTTGAGCTTTCATGTATGTATAATTTATACCAACATTATTATCCGCATATGCCGGATTTAAACGTAACCGTAAACACACATTACGTCTAGCAAAAAGATGTTTTCCAGCAGACCAACATTTGTTTTTAATGAAGTTAGCTCCCAATATATCTTTTTGTGCATTACTAATAACCAATTTGCTATTAAAATAAACACAATGTTTACGTTCAAAAGCCATTTCTAAAGGATAGACATTATCGTCTATAATATTAGTCAATTCCATTACAGCTTGATGCATTTTTTGATCATCTGCAAAATTTTGAAACAAATCATTATACCATAAGACAGGATGGTTGTCATAACCCTCCCAATAGTCTTCACCACAATTGCGTAAATAAGTGTAATTTGTATAATCTTCGTATTTACTAACTAGGCCCATTGCTTTACTCAAAGCATTAACCAAATGTGGTTGCAAGATTGCTGTTTTACCTATCCGAGGATCTCCATAAAGATAAATCCAAAATGGTTTAACCCGGCGGGGTGCTAACCCCGTTCTTAAATGGTCTGGTATCCTTGATATCGTACCTTCTAATGATTTGATCATAATCCGTAAGTATGGTGCTTGTTTAATACCATGATTGACTCTGGCATCTCTTATCTTTTTATTCATATTGGCTTCATATTTAAGTAGTTTCTCATATAATTGAACTACCTTCTTAGCTGCTTCTGTATGTATAGTACTTTGTTGGTCTATTCTATCTAATTTTATTTGCATAAACTCATCTATTAAAGGTGTTAATGTTTCCTCTTTAAGAAAAGATGGTATATAACCGAAGTATTTTATAACACCTTCTCCGAACCATTCCAAAACCTTAGAAAAAATTTTAACTAGACACTCTATTATCGTGGAGGTACCACGAATATAATCAGATATTAATTTTACTTTCTTATTAGATATATTTAAAGACTCAAACACATCTCGTGGTACATCACCAAACATACCTTTCGCTATACCCAAAGTTAATGAAAAGAAAGATCGTATAAATCCACA